GACGTGCTGCTATGAAATCAAAAGGGTATGCCAAGGGTGGTAAAACCATGCGTTCAAAAGGTATGGCTAGAGGCGGCAAAATGATGATGCGGTCTAAGGGCATGGCTAAAGGCGGCGCAGTAGGTGGCAAAAAAGGTAAGGCTATGACAGTTGCACAGCTACGTGCTGCTGCAAAGAAAAAAGGCTACAAGCTAGTAAAGGCATAGTCATGGCTAGACGTGGATTATATGCCAACATAGCTGCTAAAAAACGCAGAATAAAAGCTGGTAGCGGAGAAACTATGCGTAAACCCGGAAGCAAGGGTGCGCCAACCAAAGCTAATTTTAGACGTGCAGCACAAACGGCTAGGAAAAAGTAATGGCTCGTAAACAAGATAAGATGCCAGCCCGTAACAAAAAGAACTTTCGACCAACGAAAGCAGGGGCTGGTATGACTAAGGCTGGGGTAGCTGCTTATCGGCGTAAGAACCCCGGTTCGAAATTAAAAACAGCAGTAACAGGAAAAGTAAAGCCGGGTAGCAAAGATGCTAAACGGCGTAAATCTTTCTGCGCTAGGTCTGCTGGACAGATGAAGAAGTTTCCTAAAGCAGCCAAGAATCCCAACAGCCGTTTGCGCCAAGCAAGGAAGAGATGGAAATGTTAGCTGCATTAATTGGACCTATAAGTAATATTGCTTCTACATGGCTTGAGGGCAAGGTAGAAGAGAAGAAAGCACAGTCAGCCACAAAGGTAGCCAAGGCTCAAGCAGAAGCTATGGTTATGCAGAAGAAAGCTACGGGTGAAATTGATTGGGACTTGGAAATGGCCCGTGCTTCGTCATCAAGTTGGAAAGACGAGTGGCTAGTAATTTTGTTTAGTATTCCCTTGATACTAGCCTTCATACCCGGCATGGAGGGGGTAGTACAAAATGGATTCGAACAACTCAGTAAAATGCCTGAATGGTATCAATATTCCTTGGGAGTTATCGTTGCCGCTTCTTTTGGCGTACGTTCAGCTACAAAATTCTTTGGTAAAAAATAGTAAGTAAGGAGACTAAAATGTCTAAAATAAAATTAAAAAAAGGTGAAAAAGAGCAAGTTATATCTTTTTCAGAGCTGTTCAAGAGTCTTCCTGTAAACCTTCAAAAGGGAATGAAGGCAAAGATGAGGGATATGGACCCTAAAGAGCAAGTGAATGCAGTTCTTAGAGCAGTAAAGTCAGGTAAGTTTGAAGGGTATCGTCCAGTTCCAAAACCTCGTCCCGATGCTGAAAAGCGTAGACGTGCTGAAGCAAAGCCTAAAACTATTAGCCTGATGGCAAAAGGAGGAAAGGCTACTTCTAAAAAGATGATGCGCGGCGGAAAAGTTGCAGCCAAAAAGAAAATGGCGTATGGCGGCAAAGCAATGGCTAAGAAAAAGAAATAATGGTTGATTGGTGGAAACGATATCTGCAATTTAACGTTACAGCCAAGCTAACTATGATTGCTTCTGTTGCGATGTCATGGCGTTGTGCAGAGTGGTTTATGAACTTAGAAGACCCAACAACACAGCAGTCTGCATTTGTCTCCGTTATAATGGGTGTTATGACAGGTGTCTATGGTATATACTTGGGCAGAGAGTCCAGAGGTAAATAATGGTATTTGACCACTCCCAGAGAACAACCGAAGAGCAAGCAAGAGAGAACCGCAAAATGAAGTACAACCGTGAGGCTCTGATTGACCAGTTGATTTTGCATGAGGGCATGAAGTTACAAGTGTACAAAGACCATCTTGGTATTGATACGATAGGCATAGGTCGCAATCTTGAAGACCGTGGTATTACAGACGGTGAACTGGCTTTTATGAACATGCTCAAAGCAGAGGTGTACGAACAAGGCATAACAGAAACTCATGCTCGTTTTCTTTTATCTAACGACATAGATATTGTAGAAAAAGAACTAGTGGCATCACACCCTTGCACAGCAGGACTTGATGATGTTCGCTGTCGTGTGCTTCTGGACATGGCGATAAACCTCGGTATGCCAAGATTAAACAAGTTTAAAAACATGTGGAAAGCTGTGCATGACCGCGACTTTTCTTTAGCAGCAGTTGAGATGCTTGATTCGCGTTGGGCATCACAAGTAGGGCAACGGGCGGTGCGTTTGTCTACCGCTATGCGCGATGGAGAGTTAATTGTCTAAAATTGAAGAATCAAAGCCTAAACCTAAATCGTTACTTCGCACACAAATGGAAAACATAGAGAAGAAAAGAAATAATCCAAAAGGATATACGAACCCTCCTCGCAAAGGAATATATTTAGATGGACCCTCTGACAAAGCAATAGAGTACATACTCAAGGGAAAAACTGTGGTTGGTACTTAATAGAGAGTTAGTATGCCCTTAACCGAAAAAGGAAAAAAGATTATGCAGTCTATGAAGCGTACTTACGGTGGTAAGAAAGGCGAGCAAGTTTTTTATGCAACCAGAAACGCAGGTAAGATTGATGGCGTGGAAGAGATGCGTAAGGGTGGCAAAGTAAAAAGAAAAAGCAAAAGCCGTGTCAACGAGGCAGGCAACTATACAAAGCCCGGTATGAGAAAGCGTCTGTTTAATCGCATTAAGGCAGGTGGAAAAGGCGGCAGGCCGGGTCAGTGGTCAGCAAGAAAAGCGCAAATGCTGGCTTCTGCCTACAAAAAAGCAGGCGGCGGTTATAAGAACTAATGGCTAATAAAAAAGACCCAAAAGTAGGAACGGGCAAGAAACCCAAAGGGTCTGGTCGTAGACTCTACACGGATGAGAACCCTAAAGATACTGTAAAAATAAAATTTGCAACACCCGCAGATGCTAGGGCAACGGTTGCAAAAGTAAAAAGAATAAACAAACCTTTTGCTAGAAAGATACAAATACTGACTGTCGGTGAACAACGTGCCAAAGTCATGGGCAAAACACAGGTTGTTAGTATATTTAAAAAAGGCAAAGAGGCACTGCGTAACAAAAACAAAAAGTAGAAGATAATGGTCGTAGCAGAAGTATTAACTGGAATAGCCCTTGTAAAACAAGCTACAGATTTTATCAAATCTAATATCAGCACAGCTAAAGATATTGGAGACATAGCAGGTCAAATAGATAACCTGTTTCGCGGTGAGCAAGAGGCACAAAAAGCTAGAAATAAAAAAGCAGGAGTGGACGCTTTTAGCGTTAACACTGTTGCACAAGAAGTCATAGATGCAAAATTAGCTGCTGAAAAGTTGCGTGAAGTATCTGTACTTGTAGATATGCGTTTTGGCCCCGGAACATGGGCAGGCATTGTGCAAGAACGTGCTAGACGTTTGCAAGAAGCAAAAGAAGCAGAAAAAAAAAGAAAGATAGAAGAAGCTAGAAAACAGCATGAATTTTGGGAAGCTGCAAAAGCAACAGCAGTAGCTGTAATAGTAGTTGTGTTGATGGTAGCGTGTTTTGCAGCAATGTTGACTTATTCTAGGTAAAATAGTATACTAAAGTATTTGGAGAAATAAATGGGTTTGCCTAAATTAGCGATAGACGCTTTACTTTTTAAATATCAGGCGGAGATGAAAGATGCAACGTATGTACTTAGCAATTACCTCAGTAATCCGGTCGCTGTGGGAGAACATCCAGATTTGCTTGAAGAAATGGACAAAGCAGTTGATAAATATGCTGAAGCTAATGAAAAGTTTGCTACGCTTGTAAAGCTAACACAGGAGAAAAAAGATGGCACTGAAAAAGAGCCAACGCTCTTTGAAGGCATGGACTAAGCAGAAGTGGCGCACTAAAAGTGGTAAGCCGTCGACACAGGGTCCAAAAGCAACCGGGGAGAGATATTTACCGGAGAAGGCCATTAAAGCCCTATCGGCGAAGGAGTACGCTGCAACAACTCGTGCTAAAAGAAAAGCAACTAAGGCAGGTAAACAAGTCTCCAGACAACCCAAAAAAATCGCTAAAAAAGTACGTCGTCATAGAAGGGTAAAATGACATACCTCGAACTTATAAACGCTGTCCTGCGAGAAATTAATGAAGTAGAAATTACCACGGTTGGTTCGACTCGTGGTATTCAAACATCTGTAAAGGACTTTATTAATAAAGCACAGAGAGATATTATCAACTCTGAAGTTGAGTGGCCTTTCACTGTTGTTAATCAATCATTTACTACCACGGCAGGCACTGCAGAGTATAGCGAAGAGTCTGACGCGAAAACAGTAGACTATGATAGTTTTACCGTCCAAGAGTCAGCAAGCACATCTGAAAGAACATTAAAGTATCTTTCATTTGAGGAATACTTAGAAAAATTTAATGAAGCAGATACAAATCCAACAGGGGATTCAAGAGGGTTGCCCGTGTATGTTTACACCACCCCAGATAACAAGATAGGATTATCTCCTGTTCCTGATGTATCTACATACACAATACGATATTATTACTATCAAACAACCGCAGATATGTCTGCAAATACAGATACACCTACCATACCTGAACGTTTTCATGACGTGATAGTTAACCGTGCAAGATACTTTGCACATATGCTCCGTTCTGATGTGCAGTTCTCGCAGCTTGCGTTACGTGACTACGAACAGGGGCTTTCTCGTATGCGTATCGAACTTATTAACAAGAAAGATTACATGAGAGCAGTTTAATGGCAGATACCTCGCTTCTTAGCCCGTTTGTTGTCCGTCTGGGCGGTGGCTTGGTATTGGATAAGGATACGTTCTCTATCCCGCCCGGTGCTGCTTTACAACTACAAAACTTCGAACCTGACATTAACGGTGGTTATCGTCGTATAAATGGATTTACTAAGTTCGATAGTAATCAGGTTGGTGGTTCCACAGGCACAATTCTTGGTGTACACATATATAAAGACCAAGCGATTGTTGCAAAAGGTACGTCCGTATTTAAAAGCACAGGTAGTGGATACACCAGTATAGATACAGGTCGCACCAGTGCTGGAAGATACAACTTTGTAAATTATAACTTTGACGGCACAGATAAGATGCTTATGGTGGACGGTGCAAATCTTGCATCTGTCTTTAACAACTCTTCTGTTACAGATGTCAGCGCATCAGGCAGGCCAGCAGACCCCAAGTTCGTAGAAATATTTAGAAGCCACGCATTTTATGCTGGCATGTCTGCAAGCCCACAAGAACTTATTTTTAGTGTTCCGTTTGATGAGGATGACTTTACAGGTGCTAGTGGTGCAGGCAGTATAAAAGTAGATGAACCTATTGTAGGTATCAAAGTCTTCCGTGAAAACTTATTTGTGTTCTGCGAAGATTCTATATTTAAAATTACAGGTTCTAGTTCGTCTGACTTTACAGTAATTCCGGTAACTCGTGCAATCGGATGTGTTGATGGCTTCAGCATACAAGAGATATCCGGTGATTTGATTTACCTTGCACCAGATGGACTACGCACCATTGCTGGTACGGAAAGAATCGGTGACGTTGAACTTGGTACGATTTCTAAACAGATACAGCCTCGTCTTGACAACATAGACACCGACCGTATCTCTAGCGTGGTTGTTCGTAATAAGTCACAGTATCGTTTGTTTTTTCCAGATGATACTGGCACAGCTACCTCATCACCGGGACTCTTAGGCGTTATTAAAGCAGGAGTTGACGGTGGAGTTGGCTGGGAGTATGCAGACTTAAAAGGCATTAGACCTGCGTGTTGCACTTCAGGTTTTATAAATGGAACAGAAACCATACTACACGGTGGGTATGATGGTTTTGTTTTTAAACAGGAGACAGGAAGCACCTTTGACGGAACGAACATAGCAGCTATATATCGCGGTCCTGACTACACGATGGGAGATGCTGGCATCCGCAAGATGATGCAACGTATCATTTGGAACTATGACAACGAAGGTGCAGTGAACTCAAATTTCCGTATTCGATACGATTTTAATTCTAGCGAAACACCTCAACCAGCATCCTACACTTTAACCACAGGAGCAGCCGTAGCTATCTATGGTAACAGTGCGTCCACATATGGAACAGCCGTATATGGTTCGTCAGGAACTCCTTTAGTTAGACAAAGTATAGAAGGCGGTGGCTTCACAGTTGCAGTAAGACTAGATGATGCGGCAGGGGCTGCACCAATTTCACTAAAAGGCTACCAACTGGAGTTTACTCCGGGTGGAAGGAGATAATAAATGGCAGGATATACCAGACAATCTACGTTTACTGACGGCGATGTTATCACCGCTGCCCACAGTAATAATGAGTTTGACCAAGTTCTTGCAGCGTTCGTAAATACAACAGGTCACAAACATGATGGTACGGCAGCAGAAGGTCCGGTCATTGGCTTGATTGGTGACCCCGGTGTTGCTACGCCCCTCAACAAGGTTGTAATCGACAATCCTAATAATCAAATTGAGTTCTCTGTAGACGTATCAAGTTCGTCTGTAGAACAACTTGTTATCAAAGATGGTGTAATCGAACCTTCAACCACCAACGACATCGACCTTGGCGCAAGTGGTAAACAGTTCAAAGACCTGCATTTAGATGGCACAGCTAACATAGATAGTCTTGTGCTTTCAAGTGGTGCAACTGTTACAGCCATCCTCGATGAAGACAACATGGCATCTGATAGCGCAACGTCGTTGGCAACGCAGCAATCAATCAAAGCGTACGTTGACACACAGCTAACTGCAGAGGACTTGGACTTTCAAGCAGATAGTGGTGGCGCACTCAGCATAGATTTAGATAGTGAGACACTTACTTTCACAGGTGGCACAGGCATCGATACTAGCGGTTCTGGTAACGCTGTCACGTTCGCTATCGACAGCACTGTTGCAACCCTGACAGGTTCGCAAACTCTTACAAATAAGACCCTCACCACACCAATCATTGCAGAGATTGACTCTGGTGCAGACATCACTCTCGATGCAACCGCTGATATTATCCTTGATGCGGGTGGTGCAAATATTATTTTTAAAGACGATGGCACATCAATCCTTGATATTGCTAACAACTCATCTGATGTTGAACTTACAGTAAGCACAGCAGATAAGAACTTTGCGATTAAAGGCACAGACGGTTCGTCTGCTATCACTGCTTTAGATATTGACATGGCCCTGAATGGTAAAGCTACCTTTAGTGGTGACGTTGTTGTATCCGGTGACCTGACTGTCACAGGTGATGACATCACTATGGGTACGAATACTTCTGGTCACATCATGGTGGCAGACGGTGCGAACTTCAATCCGGTTGCTGTATCGGGTGACGTGACTATCAGTAGTGCAGGTGCAGTAACAATCGCAAACAGTGCTGTTGAATCAGCAATGCTTAATCCTAATGTAATTACAGGTCAAACTGCTATCACTTCAGGATTAGATACATCCAATGATACAGTGCTAATCCACGATGCAGATGCAGGTGTGTTGAAGAAACTAACACTCGCTAATCTGTCCTCTGGTCTTGGTGGTATTACAGATGTAGTTGCGGATACGACTCCGCAGTTGGGCGGGTCGCTTGATGTTAATGGACAAGATATCGTGTCTGTATCCAACGGCAACATCGATATCTTGCCAAATGGAAGCGGCGTAGTAAATATCGATGGTGACGGTTCGTCAGGCGGTGTTTCTATTTCCGATGGCCTTGTTGATATTCGTACAGGTACAGGCACACGTTCGCAAATTAAATTCTATTGCGAGTCCAGTAACGCTCACGCACAAACCCTGCAGCCACAACCCCACTCTGCTGGTGTAACAAACACCTTGACTCTACCTGCAGGCAGCAGCCAAGAACTTGTAGGTACAACAGCCACACAAACCCTGACTAACAAAACAATCGATGCCTCACAGTTATCTGGCACGGTTGCTAACGCACGTCTGGATGCAGAACTACAGGCACTTGCTGGTCTGACTTCTGCAGCAGATAAAGGTATCCAATTTACCGGGTCAGGCACGGCTGCAGTGTACGACCTCACAGCCGCAGGTAAAGCCCTGTTGGATGACGCTGATGCTGCTGCTCAACGTACAACTCTTGGTTTGGGTACGGCGGCAGTAGTGAACACCGGAACATCTTCAGGTAATGTAGTTGTTCTTGACGGTTCTGCACGGTTGCCAGCAGTTGATGGTTCCCAGCTAACTAACCTGTCAACCGGGGCTACTGCTGGATTTGCAGTGGCTATGGCAATCGCACTTTAGTTGACAGACACTTTTAAAAACAGTATACTATACTAAGGAGAAATCATGGCACAGGATTTCGAAAGAAACATATTCAGACAACTGACGACCAGCGCACAAACGTTACGAACTGCAAATTCTGACGATGCTCTTGTTGGTATCAATATTGCCAACACTACATCATCTCAGATTCAAGTAGACGTATTTATTGAAGTATCGTCTGCGAATTACTATCTTGTAAAAAACGCGCCTATCCCTGCTGGGTCAGCATTGCAGCTTCTTGATGGCGGGGCTAAAGTTGTCATGCAGAGTGGTGATGTACTCAAAGCACAGAGTGATACTGCTACTAGCGCAGATGTCTGGGTTTCTGTAGTTGACGCAATCAGCACATAAGGAATAGCCCATGCCCCTCATTGGTAATCCTATCACTGCAAATTTTCAGAGCAGACCTGCCACTCAAGAGTTTAATGGTGACGGGTCTACAACCACATTTACCCTAAATCAGACGGTAACTCAAGAAGATATTATTGTATCTGTAGATGGTGTCGTACAGGAAAGTGTTGATGCGTTCACTGTGCCAGACGGTACAACACTCACCTTTACTGCAGCACCATCAAGCGGAACAGGTAACATCTTCGTAATCTATATGGGTGTGTCTGCAGCGTCTGTAACACCTGCCGCAGAAAACAAAGGTACGTTTAAGGCAAGCGGCATGTTCCGTACCAACGCACAGACACTCAGTTCCAACACAACCATTCTGGCAACAGAGAACGCTAACGTAACAGGGCCACTCACAGTAGCCAGCGGTGTAACACTCACCGTTGAATCTGGTGGTACATTGGTGACGCTATGAGTACGTTGAAGGCAGATACCATACAAAACACAAGCGGTGGTGCGGCTACGCTGACAAAGCAACATGCAGCAAAACATTTTGTTATTTACGATTGCACTGATTCGTCTAGAGCAATACAAAATAGTTTAAATTGCAGTTCTTTATCTGACCTAGCCACTGGGCAAACGTCAGTATCTTATACAAATAACTTTTCTGATGTTCATTATACACATGGTGGGCATGCTACTTGGGATGGTGGTGATATAGTATCCGCAGTTCTTCAAAATGGTGCAACAAGAAAAAGTGATATAACAACTTCAGCGATTGAATTATCTACTAGATATGTGACTGCAAGTTCTGGTGGTCTTTATGATTATGAATACGCACCAAATGTTTCACTAGGAGACCTAGCATGAGTGAGATATTAACAAACAAGCTCACTGGCGTAAGCACTGCTGGGGATGTGACGGTCACCGAAGGTTCTGTAACCATGAAATTGCAAGATGGTTTAGCAGTAGTAGGTATTTATTATGACCTTACTAATAATATTAACCAACAATCATGGAATGTAAGTAGTGTCACAGACCACGGAACTGGAAACTTACAAGTAATTTACACTAATAATGTATCAGGCAACGCCATATCTGTTTACCTGTGTTCAAATGGAACATACGGAATTGGAGAAATATTTGGTAGTGGTAGTAACTCTCATTATCAAAGAATAAGAGATACGGGTGGCTCATTACAGGATACAACACAAACTGGTAGTTCTACACACGGAGACCTCGCATAATGTCTTTAGGAAAGATAAAAGCAGATACGCTGGAACACAGCACCGCAGGTTCGGTTGATACGCAGTTCGTTGTTGAGGGTAGCTTAAAGCAGTGGATAAATATGGATGGTGAAAGCACTATTTCAACACGAGATAGCTTAAACAATTCTAGCCTTACAGACAATGGAACAGGTAACTATACTATTACACACACCAATAGTTTTTCTAACGCAAACTATGCTCCAGTAATTGCTACGGGTAAATCAGGAATAAGGGCATATCCAGACATAGCAGATAGCGGTACTATTGGAGCGGGGGCATATGGAATAATTTCCTCAAACCAAGCAGGCAATTTAGTTGACGCTAGTGTATGCACAGGACACGCTGCGGGAGATTTAGCATAATGGACACACCAGAGTTTCAAGGCACACACTTGTGGGATAGACTGTGCTGGGCAAAAGAAAACTTAGAAGCCTATCAGTCAGAGTACCGTGTAGTATATGAAGACAGCATTGATGAGTGTGCTAAGATACTTGTACCAGACCCTAACTGGATGGCAGCAGCAATGCAGGGTGGTATCCTACCCCCGGTCTGGGTATACTGGGAACTTGCCAAAGACGAAGCGCAGCCCAACTTCAAGAAACATACTCGTGGCTACCTGTTGCATCAGACAGAACCAATGGAAGCCATGACAGAAGAACAGGCGATTGAGTATCTGATTATGAAAGACTGCCCCCAGCACGTTTG